CTAAATTCTCCTGGTTGAATGCTTTGAGCGTCATCTCTAATTCTAATACCTCTTTGTTTAAATCCTGCAGGTAAATTTGATAAAGTTCCTGCGTCTAATAGTTGTCGTAATGCAGCAGTTGCTGTTCTTGATAATCCACCAATCATGTGTATTAAACCAAAACCATAAAATCCTAGTCCTGGTAAAAATTTAAAATGTACGAAGTAATCTATTTTATTTTTCATAGGATCACCAATTTCGTAATTTCTTTTGATTGATAAAACTTCTCTAGAATTTTCTTCAATAGTCACAACATATGGAAGTTTAATTCCTGTTGGTTCACCATCTTGTCCCATGTCTTCAAATCCTTCAAGATCTAAATTTACATGACACTCTAATAAATTAAATACGTCTTCGTCTCTACCTTTGCTTGCACCTTCGAGCTCTCGTTCTTTTCTTTCAACCTCAGTCTCATTAACTGGCCCTGGTTTTAATTCTATGTCTCTGTAAAAACCAGCAACTTGTTGTTTCCTTAATTCATTTTCAGATATTTGTACGCGATGAATGATAGACTCCGCATCATCTAATGAGGTAGCTGTATACGGAACAATCAAATCATCAGCGGGTACAAATTTAGAAACAGCTGTTTGTGCTGCTTCGTCGTAGTAAACTTTTTTAAAAGCTGAACCAGCTAAAGGTAAATGAAATAACATAGAATCAAAATCTGGTTCGTAATCTTTCATCTTATCCATAATTTGATAATTCATAAAATCTTTTACTCTTTGTGATTGTTGTTCTTTTGCTGGAGTGGGTATACCTAAAATTTGTGTTCTTACTGGACCATTTGCTGGTAATAATTCTTTATACGCTAAAGCTTGAAATTGTGTAACAGCTTCTGCTAACACAGGGTGAGTTGCACCTGAAGCTCCTTGGAAAGGCTCTGTTCTATTATCGTATTTAAATCCTAAAAGATCTAAACCTTCTCTGTACCCTTTTTCCCAATCTTTTCTAGAGTTTTTATAGTCTTGATAATTTTGATAAAGTGATGTTCCTAATCTTCCTAATACATCCTCTGGTAAATGCTCTGCTAAATTATCATAGTGATTTTGCCCACCTTCAACAGATCCTATTGACGGATCATAGTTTATATCTACAGATCCATCTTCATTTTCTGTAACCTCTACTGGTCCACCTTTTTCAGAAATTTCTTCTTGTTCCTCTTTTTGAGCAAGTTCTATTTCTTCAGGTGATGGTACTTTTATCTCTTGCTCTACGTTTGGAAGAGATTTGTCTATGTCTGCCATTTATTTTCTCCAATCTTACAGGTTTAACACTATCATAATTAATAAGCAACCCCTGTGGTTGTGGTCCTCTTTTAGGAGGTATTGTTTTAGTCAATTTCTTCATAATAGTAATCTTCTTTTGCTGATTCATATGCAGCCTCTGCTCGTTCTATTTCCATTTCTCCTTTTTTAGCTTTGACAGGTTTACCTGTTGTAAATTCTTCCATCCTTCTAGCATCAGATCCTAAAATGTCATCTACAGAATCTAAAACCACACCATCAAAATCAACATTACCATCAGGATCCATATTAACAGGAACCTCCTCTTCAGCAACAAAGTCTCCCTGTTTTTTAAATGCTTTCCCTGTTTTTTCATCATACAATTCATAGCCTGGTGGTTCATATTCTATAGAGTATGCTTTGCCATACTCGTTTTTACCCTCTACAAAAACTCTACCATCATCGTGTCTTAATATTCTAATATCTGGTAATTCTTTAACCGTGTATTCCATAAGGTCTGCATCTATTTTTTTACCTGCGCTTTTAAACATAACTTGTTGTACAAAATTAGGGAACCATTCTGGCATGGCTGTAGTTGTTCCTTTTAATGGTTTAATCACCTGTGCCGCTTCTTCTGTTTTTTTTAAGAAACTAGGAAAGATTGGTAAAGATACAATACCTCCCATTATTTTTAAAAATAGTCTTCTTTTAGGATTCTTTGGTCCTTCGGCAAAACCTATTCGTCCCCCCTCTGCTGCCATTACTCCACTCATATCAAAATCAGCTTCTATTTCTTCTGGAGATAATTGATTCTCAAGTTGTTGAAGATTTTTATTTACAGGTTCTAAACCCATTATTGCTTGAGAAATATCTGTTGCCTGATCTAACACGAAAGCTTCTGGATCAGCTTTCATTTGTCTGCTGCCAAAAATTAATCCATAGATTCCCTCTAATCTATCTTTTCGTTCTTCAGCTAAATCTAAAGATAATTCATTTATAATTCTAGCCACATCAGGATTGTAAACTTTTGGTGCTCTTTCAGTTAGATCTTTATATCTTGCGGCTAAGTCTATTTGCATTTGAGCTAGATCTATGCCTGTGCCTTCTAACTCAAAATCAGGCACTGTTTGATATGATTTAAAAGCATTAATATCTTTTTGTAATCTATCATAGTCATTTTTGTAATCGATAAGGTTTTGCATACCAATCTTTTCTTCCTCTGTGTCTGCATATTTTAAAGCGTCGGTTTCTAAACTTCCTAAGTCAACACCTGGAATTAAATCAATTAATGATCCAATGATGGTATCTCTTCCCGCTTGAGTAAAACTTTTTCCTTCAGTTCCTCCAGTAATTATTGGGTTTGCTTCAATCATGGCTCCTATTCCAAAACCACCTGCACCTTTGCCAACAGATATAAGTGCATCACCTAAAGTTGCCGCTCCCCTAATAGTTCTACCTCCTATTTTTAATGCATCCTCTGCAAGAACTTTACCCATTTTTATTGGGTCTGCTCCAAGGCTAGCTCCTGGTCTCATAAGTTCTTCTATAGCTGTTAGTTTTTTCTTTCCTAATTTTTGAAATTTTTCTCCAGAAAGTATATCGGCTATTCTTTTATCACTAATTGCAGTTCTTTTTGCAAAACCCCCTTTTGTAATTAAATCAAGTTCTTTCCCTGTTTGTTTAAAAATTTTACTATACTCGTCTCCTTTTGCTACAAATTTTCCAAAATCATAACTATCTTCTAATTCATCTATCGCTTTTATGTTAGCGGTTGCAACAACTTTTGTATCTGTAAAATTAAAATCAACAGGTGCTACAATACCTTTATCAAAAGAACCAGAGGTTAAATAGTTCATAAAATTTTTTCTATTATTAATTAAAGTTTTAATTTCATTTTTTCTTTTTAAAGTTGTTGTAGCTTTATTATACTCACCAGTTAAATTTTTAATTGGTGTATCAAATACAACTTTTTTAAGTTGGTTTAGATCTCCCTTAACTAAACTATCTACTTTTAATAAATTATCTGTTCCTCCATAACTAACAGATAGAGGGTGTTCTGCTTGCCCAGGTAATTTTGTTAATATACCATCTTTACCAAAAAATTTATTTGCAGCATCAATAAGTCTTTTTGACTCTTTAATTTTTCCTTTCGATTCTAAAACATCTGATGCTCTGATTAATCTGTTATAGTTATTACCAAATGAAACACTTTCAGATAATGCTTTTTTTAACCAAGCTGCTCTATCGCCAGCAAGTATTCCATAATTTAAAGTTTTTGATCCATCTGCGTTACTTGGTAATGCCCCTTCTTTTTTTAATTGTGTTAATTGATTTGCTCTTTGACCAAACGTTTTTTCGTTATAAAATTTTCCTTTTCCAAATTCTTTTTTAAAAGCTTGTTTAACTGCTTTTAAAGGTAGATCCTCGTTGTTTAAATTATCTAAAAATTGTAATTGTTTTTGTTTAATATTTGTTCTTTCTCCTCTTGCTTTAGGAGACCAATTTTTTATTTCTTGTTTTGCGTTTGCAGATAAATTTTTTCTATCTATGCCTTCAACTTCAAATTTACCATCTTTCCATTCTTGAAAATCTTTATTAATTAATTGATAAACTCTATCAATATTATCATACCTGTATGGTTTTAATTCATCTGCTAATTTTTCGTAACCATCAAACTCACCATTGTTTTCTAAATAATTTAAAAAACTTTTTACAACAGTCTCTCTTCTTATGCCTGTTTTTGATCCTTGAATATCTAGCAAATTTTTAAATTTAGGGTCTTCTATAATCTCTTTATATCTTGCCTCTGCTGCTTTTTTTGCAGCCTCCAGTGTTCCAAATTCTCTAACACCAAAATAAGTTTTTCCTAAATTAGGTCTTTCACCTTTTCCTCCAGGTATTTTAAAGTCTATGTTATATCCATTTATTTTACCTGTAACAGTAGATCTCATAGGTTGAATACTTCCAACCACTCCAGGACTACCTTTAAAAAATTGTGTTCTTTCTATAAAGTCTACAGACTCATCCATTAAGAATGGTTTTGCTTTTGCAAAATTTTCGTCTCTAATCCTATCTAGCTCTGCCTGAGGTTTTGGTTGTGGTAATAAAAGTTCAAAGCCCGTGCTCTCTAAGTCAAAATTAACTCTAGGGACATCTCCTTCTTTTAAACTATTTATTACTGCTCTATTTTTTAAAAGTTCTGAGGCCATATTATAACCCCATTAGATATGTCAGTCCGCCGTCTGCTTCTTCAGTACGTGTTTTATTTTTTATTCTATCTTCAAAATCTTTAAAAATCATTCTTCGTAAAGATTTTTCTGGTAAAGCTATTTCAGATGCTTTCATAAGTTCATCAGGGTTTTCTTTTAAAAACTTAGATACCATTTTATCTATAAGTTCTTTTGATAGTCCTGCTTTAAAACCAACACGACCTCCTGTGGCCATTGCATCAGGATCAATATCATCAGGT